AAAGAAGCGTGTGAGTTTTTAAATTCCCATTATGTATCCGATGGAGTATTTAGGCTTTGTCATGACGTTGAAGCTTTAAAATGGTCCATGGATGAGAGTGCTGTTATTCGTAAAAAAGATACAAATCAAATTATTGGGTATATAACAAGTTCAAATGTTGATACAAACATTGACACAAATGTAATAAAAATGGTCCATATCAGTTTCTTATGTGTTCATGGTGAATATAGAAATTTTAGGCTCGCACCAATTCTTATATCTGAAATCAAACGACGCGCAAACAAGAAGGATGTATGGCAGGCTATATACACTGTCCACACAAAACTACCAACTCCAATTACGAAATCTTATATGTGGCATCGTCATTTAAATAGTGAAGCTCTCGTTAAAAACAAATTTTGTCAAGTGGACCAGACTCGTAAAAACTTTTACCAAGTTCGCGGTTCGTGTAAGAATGTTTGGCGAAAAATGACACTCGAAGATATTCCTAGAGTGACTAAAATTTTACAAGAATACAATGAAAAGTTTAGAATTGCACCAGTTGTAAACGAAGAATATGTAAAGCGAAGGGTATTACCAATTTATTCATTTGTGAATGATGAAAACGACGATTTTATATCATTCTATGGAGCTCCATATGAACGTATCGATGGTTTAGGTACAGTTAAACAAGTGTATAGGTATTACGTAGTGGGAGATGTATATGATGATGCATTCATCATAGCTAAGAATTATGGCTACCATATCTTCAATAGTCCTGAAGTGGGTATGACTGTAGAAAGTTTAGAAAAATTGAAATTTATGAAAGGTAATTACGTATATTATTATATGTTCAACTGGCACCTAAGTGAAATGATCGAACCTAAAGAAATAAACCTTATTATTCCATAAGATGAAATGGAAGTAATTCGTAAAAATCACAATGATGCCAAGAGAAATCTTATCCAGTCTGTTTCAAAAGAAGGTGAACATATTCTTGATGTGGGGTGTGGGTTTGGTGGAGACCTTCAAAAATGGCACAAGTGTGGGGTAAACATTAACATGTGTGACCCAGAGCCATCAGCCCTAGAAGAGGCTCGTTCACGTGCAAAAAATATGCACATGCGCGTGAACTTTTATGAGGGTGATATTCATAACTGCCCAAACAGAGCGTTTAATATCGTGTGTTTTAACTTTTCACTGCATTATATTTTTGCCAGTAAAGGTTTATTTTTCAGTTCTATTCGTGAAATAAAAAAGAGGGTAAAACCTGGTGGACTTCTTATAGGTATCATTCCAGACTCTGAAAAAATTATTTTTAAAACACCACTCATTGATGAAACGGGTAATTTTTTCAAACTAAAAGACCATGGAAATGGTGGTTTTGGTGAAAAATTATTTGTAAACCTGGTCGACACACCTTATTATGCGGATGGACCAAAATCAGAGCCGGTGGCTTTTAAAGACCTTTTGGTCACACATCTAGAAGAGTTGGGGTTTAGCTTACAACTTTGGGAAGGACTAACAGGGAATCCCATCTCAGAGTTATATAGTAAATTTATCTTTGTATATAAGAGATGATAGCTTTGATTATATTATTATTAATCAATTTAGTTATTCTTTACACGACTAGAGAACCCCAGGAGCTTGTCGAAGTAAAGGAGAAGTATCGTATTCTTAGAGAACACATTCGTGACACAGGAAATGAAAAGTTTAAAATGCTTGTTCGTCCTACACCGATAACCGGTTTGAAGAGAATGAACGGCTCTGTAGGATCCAATACAAACAAAGGGGGTGAAATAGTTTTATGCTTAGATGGCAAAACGAATGAGATTTTTCATGTTCTTATACATGAATTGGCTCACTCAACAGTAGATGAATATTCTCATTCACCAGAGTTCTGGAAAAATTACGTTGAACTTCGAAATATATGCGTACATCTAGACATTTACCAGCAGATACCACAGAGAACAGAATTTTGTGGTCAGCATATTCAGGATAAATAATCTCACTCTAGTTTAAATGAAGACACCAGTGAACATTTTACTCACTGCCATCGCGTATTGGTTGGCTTTGTATGCTACAACCCTTGTACCCCTCGTGTCTAAGAACTACTATGTGAATCTCGTATGGATGACTGTAATGATACCAAATATCATTCGTTTTGCGATTGGTAATATTCCCAGACTCGCTGTAGACAGGGTATTCTTCTTGTCTGCTACATTCATTGCGTTAATTGCTACTTTCTTTATCAATCAAATTTCTGGTGAGACTAAGGATGCTATTACCGACCACACAGCTGACACTAATAAGAAGCTTAAATTGAGCGCCTTATTAGCGGGGACATTCACTATTGGTGTACTCGCAACGTATTATTCGGGTATTGATAACTCGATTTATAGTAATATGGGCTGGGAACGACCTGTTTAGGGCTTAATGACATAGTCCTTTACAATGTAAAAAGCTATACCAGCTACGACACCTGTCGTGGCAAGGCCAACCATACTCCTACCCCCTTGTTCGTTAAGGAACTTGGGGATAGAAGTCGCCAACTTGTCCTGAATAGGCTTGCTCACGGCAAGAGCGGTGCAGGCAGCAACTAGGGCAGCAGCCATCTGCTCGTCAGTGAGGTTTAAGGGGTTCTTACTTTCGGGCTTCTCGGCCTGGCCGTTAGCAGCATGCATTCCCTGAGGTTGGGGAGCGGTCATCTGGGGCATCATACCCTGCATGCGGGGCTCCTCGGTCATCTGGGGTGGGTCCATCATAATATCATTAATTGGTGTAGAATCCATCGTCTCTTTACTTTGACTCACATTTTTTTCGGGTTGATTGTACGCTTGATTAGGGACAAAGGCTGTAGAAGGTTTATCCGTTAAAGGTACCATTCCTTCTCCGTCGTCTGCCAAATTCATGGTAGTCATTCGATCTGAAGCCATTTAATATACCCATAGTTTTTTGAACAATTATCGAGACGCACCTACTTAGTCTTTGTGATCTTGAGGTTTGTTTTCTTAGTCGCCTTCTTAGCATCTTGTTCTTTTTGGTCCATGTGCTTGGGGTTATACATCTTTTGATGAAGTTTCCATAAGTCTGGACCACCCACCCTGAAGTTTTTCCTTAGACTCGCTTTGTACCAAAATACACAATCCTGAATCTTGTTAGATTTTACCGTATTATCTAACACGAGACATTCATAATTCTCTGTGCAGGCGTCCATTACCTTGTTAAACATATCAAATGAGGGGAAGATGCCAAAAAACGATTTGTACAACTTTTCTCTATTTTGAAGGATGTTCTCCCTGAGAAGAAAGACATAATCAACGTTTGCTCGAAGTGCTGGAGGTAAATCCATACAGTACTGCATCGTTAACATGAAGAAGATCTTCCAGTGTCGCCCATTCATAAAACACTGCCGAATACATGTATCCTTGAGAAACTTGTTGTCATACATACAGTCATCAAGAAGCATAAAAGCGCCACAATTCTTTTTCCCATTACCCACCAATTTACGTTGTCTGGCCATAACCCTTTCTATAGCATCTCTGTCATAGTCACCATAAACAAACAAGTCAGGAATGAATTCCGAATAAAAGTGGTTCCCCTCTTCTGTTCCTGAAAGAACAATACCTGCAGGGAGATGTTTCTTATGATACATGATATCTTTCACCAGGGTCGACTTACCAGTATTACGCTTTCCAATAAAAACACATACCCGATCGTCTGTGATACTCTCAGGTTTGAATTTCTTCAACTGGAGATTCATTCTACTGTAGTGTTTCGTTTTATTTAACAAAATTTTACTCATATACATTAGGAATGGCTGGTCGACTGAGACTTGCTGCCACTGGGGTCCAAGATGAATGGCTCACAGGTGAACCACAGTTTTCATACTTTTTAACAAACTTCAAAAGACATTCAAAATTTGCTTTTGATTATGTTGAGAGTCAATTTGATGGAGATATAGATTTTGATAAGACCATTACATGTAGAGTACCTGGTGATAAAGGTGATTTGGTTAAGAACCTCACGTTGAAAATAACTCTCCAAGACCCAACACCTGAAAGTGATGGTGTTCCAAATGATAATATATGGTGTCCGTCTGTTATAACTCATCTAATCGAGCATGCAGACCTTCTTATAGGGGGACAACCTATTGAACGACTCACAGGAGAGTACATTTACATGCATCAACAACTTTACAATACAAGTGATGATGTAGACCAGACAATATACTTTTTAACTGGACATGGTAATATTTTGAGTTATGCTTCCGGAACGAATTACACCTATTTCTTAGAACTTCCATTCTATTTTTATAGAAATCCATCCCTAGCTATACCAACATGTGCCCTAACTAAACAAGTTGTAGAAGTTAGAATTAAACTCAGACCTCTTTCTGAACTTATATTTGGTGGTCCTCTAGGGGATGAAATTGCTTCAATTCCCAAGTTCTCGATGGATACTGAGTTTATCTATGTATCCCCAGATGAAAGTAATTTCATGAAGTCGAGACCGTTAGATTATCTCATTACACAGGTACAAATGTCTAAATTCAAGATGAAAGCTGGTGATAATACAAAATCAGTTATGCTTAACTTCAAACATCCAGTCAAAGAACTTTTCTTCGTATCACAATCTGATGTTTCTTTTCAAAACAATTACCCGAATGAATATAATACGATTACAAATGCCGAACTCCGTTTCAATAATGAGGTAGTGTTCAACCAAAATACAAAATTTCTTGCATACGAACAACCTCTAAAACACCATATAAATTCGCCATACTCTGGTATACTTGCACCTGGTGGTCAATTTGGGAATACTAAATTTGGACCAGCTAAGTTTGGTATGTACTCGTTCTCACTCAAACCTGAGGTCTATTATCCAACTGGACAGGTTAATATGAGCCGTATATCACACAAACTACTTAAGATAGCAATTGATCCCAAATTTGTAGCGAGTGATAGTGAAACACGTGTGTATGCTGTCAATTATAACGTATTGAGAATTAACAGTGGATTAGCTGGTTTAAAATTTTAGATTGATATAGTAGTAATGGCTGGTGAACTTCAG